ACAATCCACCAGCGCTCGTTCATGGTGCCTCTGCCTCCCTCATGATCTCCAGCCGCTCACGCTCCGCCCTCAGCATCGTGTACCGCTGGTGCAGGCGCTCCAAAATCGAAACGCGCCGCGACCCCTCGCGCTCGGACTCGAGTAACGCCAACACCTGCTCTTCCGTCATCAGCGCCAGATGCTTGTTTAGCGCTCGCCAACTGTACCGCTCCATCAAGTTTCTCCTCCAGTTTGTCGATCTCACGCCCGATGCGCAGCATGGCGCGCTCGGCTCTGTTGTACGCCTTGGCCCACTGCTTCTCTTCCGCCTTCGCGGCTTTCAGCTTGGCCTTCAGTAGCTTTACGTTCACTTCAACGCCTCCATCGCTATATCACTGAGTGACCGCTTGTCCCGCAGCGCCGACCAGATGCGCTCGTCCACGGTGTCCTCGGTCAGGAACACGTAACACCACACGTCGTGGCGCTGCCCGCTACGGTGCAGCCGCCCGACCGTCTGCTCGTACAGCTCTAGGCTCCACGGCAACGACAGGAACGCTATCCGCGAGCCGCCGTGCTGTAGGTTGAGCCCGTGCCCGGCGGACTTCGGGTGGATCGCCAAGAGCGGCACGGCGCCCGCGTTCCAGCGCTCGATCGCGTCCGCGTCGTTGAGCGTGACGAGGTGCCGGTAGCGGCGCTTCAGCTCCGCCAGCTCTTCCTTGTAGTTGTAAACGACGATCGTGTTCGCCCGCTGGTTCTCCTCGAGGACGCCCTCGAGCGCGTCGAACCGATGCGAGCTGAACCAGACCGGCGACGGGGTATAAACGAACCCCGACGCCATCTGTTGCAACTTCTGCGTGACCACGGCAGCGTTTTGCGCCACCGCCGTCGCGTCCGGGAACGCGGCGACGAACTCCCGTCGCATGTCGTCGTAGGGCGCTCGCGTCGCCATCGTCGAGCGGATCTCGACCTCGTGCAGCGGCGGCAGCGTGTCGGTGTAAACGCCAGGCTCCAGCACATACGTCGCAGGCTTGATGCGCTCCATGACGCGCTCCAGAGAGCCCTCAAGCGGCGTCCAGTCGTCGAAGCCGGCGTAGGCGGAGCAGGAGAAATACTGCTGCATAAACGCGCCCTTGCTGCGCCCGAGCAACGCCTGGTCGATAATCTTGCATTGCCCGAACACGTCCTCGAGTCCGTTCGAGGTGAACGAGCCCGTCAGACCCCAACGAATATGAACCTGCTTCAGGATCTTCTCGATTGCCTTGAATCGTTTTCCGCTTGGGTTCTTGAGCCGCGTCAGTTCATCGAACACCACCGCATCGAACGCGAGCGTCTGCGTCGCGAGCCATTGCAGCAGGTCGTAATTGATGACCACCACGTCGCTATCCGACGCGAGCGCAGCGGTGCGCTGGGCAGGCGTGCCGCAGGCGACCGTCACCTTCAGGTCGGGCGCCCACTTCGGCGCTTCGACCGGCCACACGTGCGTCACCACGCGCAGCGGCGCGACCACGAGGAACCGCGTGCCTTCCCGCTGCACCATGTCCTGCATGGCGACCAGCGTCGCGGCGGTCTTGCCTGCGCCCACGGGCGCCAGCACCATCGCGCGGTTGCGCTCGAACAGAAAGTCCGCCGCTTCTTCCTGATATGGGCGCAGCTTCATCGGGTTTCCAGTTCGATCAGCATGTCGATGTAGTGCCGCGCCTTCTCAAGGTCGGCAATGCCGTTCTTGCTGCGCCAACGGCACAAATACTTGATGGCATTTCCTTCGAGAAAACCGATGTTATTGGCGTGAATGAACTCAACCGGCTGGATCGGCAGCCCCTTGTAGTGCGTCCCGCCCACTTGTTGCGTCAGTGATCCATCCATCGACGTCCTCCTTGGACCATAGGCAGGCGTAGCGCTGATTCATGCGCGCCATGTCCTGCGCGAACACCTTCTGTAGGGCTGACAGCCGCCCGCCTGCCTGTTTCAACTCAACGAACCACGTGCTGCCGTCTGGCAGGCAGACTATTCTGTCCGCCACGCCGCGATGCGCGGGCGATACGAACTTGTACGCCTCGCCGCCGAGCGCGCGGACGCGCTTCACCAGATGGCGCTCGATGTCTTTCTCCATGCCGCGAACTGTACCCTGTCAAAAAGTTCTGGACAAGTGCTTTTGACGGGCATAGGATGATTTCAAAACGGAGGTCACATGCACTCAACTCTCGTCGGCGGTTCCACCGCGTCCCGCGTCATCAACTGCCCTGGCAGCGTGGCGCTGGTCGCCAAGATGCCCGTCAAGCCCGCGAGCAGCTACGCGGACGAAGGCACGCTGCTGCACGACGCCATCGCGCAGATTCTCCTGAGCGACACCGCCCTTCCCGATAACTTCATCGGGCGCGAGTTGAACGGCACGGTACTGACGAAAGATCTGGTCGAGAACAAACTGAAGGTCGCGCTGGACGCGCTTGATGAGATCGACCCTTATGGGGAGATGGAGGTCGAGATCGAGGCGCGCGTCGGCTTTGGCTCACTCATCCCTGACGCATGGGGGAGCGCGGACCTCATCGGACGGCTCGGGCAGCGCACGATCGTGCTAGACTGGAAGTTCGGGGATGGGGTCGCAGTCGAGGCGGAGAACAACAAACAACTGTTGTTCTACGCGGCTGCGGCGCGGCACACGGAACAGACGCGCTGGGCGTTTCTCGGCACGCGGGAACTCGAGCTCATCATCGTGCAGCCGCCGAGCGTCAAGCGTTGGGTGACGACGTTCGACACGCTCGACGCCTTCGAGGACGCGCTGACCCGCGCGGTCAAGCTCGCCCGCGAGGCGGACGCGCCGTTACAGGTCGGCGAGCATTGCCGCTGGTGCAACGCCAAGCCTATTTGCCCGCTGATGACAGGCGCGGTTGATCGGGCGCTTAAGACGCGCATCGACGCGCTCGACGGCGAGCAGATCAGTCACTGGATGCGGCAGGCTGACCTGATCGAAGGCTGGATCAAGGGCGTGCGCGACCTCGCGCTGACGATGCTGGAGAACGACGCGCCCGTGGCGGGCTATAAGATGGTCTCGAAGCGCGCGATCCGCCAGTGGGCGGACGCGGAGGCGGCTACGTTGTGGCTGACGTCGCAAGGCGTCGATCCTATGAAGCAGGAACTTATCTCGCCCGCGCAGGCGGAGAAGGTTCTGAAAAAGAGCAAGCTGGCGCTGCCCGACGATCTCGTCGTGGCGGTCTCCAGCGGCAGCACGGTTGTGCCGGAGAGCGATCCTCGGCCAGCGGTGCTTAACATCGGGCGGCAATTGACGGCTGCCCTTACTAAACTGAGGTAACACAAAGTGTCCAATATCGTAACGTTCAACAATGCAAACCTGCCCGCAGTCGCCAGTCTGTCGACTGCTCTGCGTTCACTTGAGCGCGACGTCGGCAACGCCGGTGTCGTCCTGCTCAAGATGGACAAAACCGGGCATTGGGTGTTCGGCGCAGACCAGACCGAAGTCGAAGACGACTCGACGTGGGCGGTGAACCCCTTCTCGTTCGTCCACGGCTTCATCGCGTGGGGTGACGGCGAGGTGCTTGGCGAGAAGATGGTATCGGTGTCGCAGCCGCTGCCTGAACTCGACGCAGCGCCGCCCAACGCCAAGCGCGGCTGGGAGACGCAGATCGGAATGTCCCTGAAGTGCCTCAGCGGTGAGGACAAGGACATGGAAGCGCGCTACTCGACGACCTCGGTCGGCGGTAAGCGTAGCGTGCAGGCGCTGGCGCTCGCGATCGCGACGCAGGTGGAGAAGGACCAGTCGAAGCCCGTGCCGGTGGTGCGCCTGAAGCGCGACCATTACACGCACAAGAGCTACGGCAAGATCTTCACGCCGGTGTTCGAGATCCTCGACTGGATCAGCGTGACGGGCGAGGCTGCCGACACGCCCGAGGAGGAGCCGACCGAGCGCCGTCGTCGCCGCCCGGTCTGACCTCACCCAAGCCGCGGCCTCTCGGGGTCGCGGCTTTTTTGTCTCTGGAGTTTGTATGCTGTGGATCGACTTCGAGACGCGCAGCCGCTGCGATCTCAAGACTGCGGGCGTTTATAACTACGCGATGGACGCCTCGACCGACGTGCTCTGTATGTCCTACGCGTTCGACGACGATGACGTGGTGACGTGGACGCCAGACCAGCCGTTCCCCGAGCGCGTGCGCGCCTACACCGGGCAGATCAGGGCGCATAACGCCGCCTTCGAGCGGCTCATTTTCTGGTACGTGTTGCAGATTGACTACGACCTCGAGCAGTTCTACTGCACGGCAGCGCAGGCGCGCGCGAACTGCGCGCCCGGCTCGCTCGAGGATCTCGGGCGATTCGCCTCGGCCGACATGAAGAAAGACTACCGTGGCGCGCAACTCATCCGCCTGCTGTCCGTGCCGCAGGCGGACGGCACGTTCCGCCAGGACCCGACGCTGATGGCTGAGATGGTCGCCTACTGCGAGCAGGACGTGCGCGCCATGCGGGCGGTGTCGAACGCGCTGCGCCCGCTGTCGGACGAAGAGCTGGCCGACTACCACGTGAGCGAGCGCATCAACGATCGAGGCGTGCTCTGTGACGTCGCGCTCTGCCGCGCGGCGGTGAAGTACGCGAGCGACGAGCTGCTCGAGATCGAGGCGCGGGTTGGTGAGGTAACGCAGGGCGCAATCAAGACCGTGCGCAGCCCGAAAATGCGCGAGTGGGTGCTCGAGCGCGTCGGTGAGGAGGCGCGCCAGCTCATGTGGGTAAACGATAAGTATTCGATCGACAAGAGTGTGCGCGCGAACCTGCTGGCGGTCGAGAACCCCGACGAGGTGCCGCCCGACGTCGCCGAGGTGATCCAGTGCGCGGACGACCTATGGGCGTCGTCGGTGGCGAAGTTCAGCCGCCTGTCGGAGCTGGCGGACATTGAAGATGGGCGCGTTCGTGGCGCGTTCGTGTTCGCGGGCGGGTCTGCCACCGGGCGGTGGTCGTCCTACGGCGCGCAAGTGCATAACTTCACCCGTAAGGTGGCGACGGAGCCCGACGACGTGCGCCAGGCGATGGTGCGCGGGCACGCGATCGTGCCGAAGTACGGTCGCCGCGTGACGGACGTCCTGCGCGGGATGCTGCGCCCTGCGCTGGTGCCCGCGCCGGGGCACGTGTTCGTCGTCGCCGACTGGTCCGCGATCGAGGCGCGCATGAATCCGTGGCTATCGGCGGAGAGAACCTCCGAGGCGAAGCTCGACCTGTTCCGAGGCGGCGAGGACGTGTACAAGTACAACGCCGCCGCGACGTTCCACGTGCCGGTGGCGGAGATCGACAAGGACCAGCGCCAGATCGGCAAGGTCCAGGAATTAGCGTGTGGTTACGCGGGCGGTGTCGGCGCGTTCGCGTCGATGGGGCGCATTTACGGCGTGCGTCTCAGCGAGGCGGAGGCGCGGCGCATGGTCGATGCGTGGCGTAGGGCTAACCCGTGGGCGGTCGCGTACTGGCAGGCGCTCGAGAGCGCGTACACACGCGCGATGCGCAACCCCGGTCGCGAGTTCCCTGCCGGGCGGGTGGCGTACCTGTTCGACGGTCAGCACCTATGGTACGCGCTGCCCTCGGGGCGCGTGCTCTGCTACCCCTACGCTCGGCAGGAGGGCGAGGAGATTAGCTACGCCAAGGCGTCATGGAAGCCCGCTGCGGACGCGGAGGAATGGCCTCGCGCGCGGCTATGGCGCGGGCTTGCGTGCGAGAATATCACGCAGGCGGCCGCTAACGACGTCCTGCGCTGCGCGCTGCGCGCCCTGCCGTCGACGGTGTTACACGTACACGACGAGATTGTGCTCGAGGTGCCGGAGGCGCACGCTGACGCGGCGCTGGAGCGGCTGCTGGAGGTTATGCGCACGCCGCCCGCATGGGCGGACGGGCTACCGCTGGACGCGGAGGCAACTGTTATGCGGAGGTATGGCAAGTGAGCTTTGTCGATTTTCTGATGTCGCTTGCGCCCGAGGGCGAGACGGTGCTGTTGGTGAAGCAGGCGCCGCGTAAGGTTAACGGGCAGATTCAATTCCACGCGGACGGTGCCGTGAAGTGTACATGGCCCGCGTTCCTGCCTGCGGATGCGCGGGTGCGGGAGGGCGATGCGTGGTACGCGAACACCGCCTCATTCGTCGTCGACCGCCTCGACCCGGTGAGCGCCGGCGCTGCTAATTGCGAATACTGCCTTGTGCTGGTGCTGGACGACGTTGGCACGAAGTCGAAAGAGCCGCCGCTTGCGCCGACGTGGATCATGGAAACCTCGCCAGGGTCGTTCCAGTGGGGCTACGCATTCACCGAAGAGCAGCCGACGAAAGCCGAATTCGCCGCAGCGATCAAAGCGATCGCGGACGCGGGCTATACCGACCCCGGCGCGATCAATCCCGTGCGCAACTTCCGCCTGCCGGGGTCGATTAACCTAAAGCCGGGACGCGAGCGCTTCGCCTCGCGCCTGGTGGCGTTCGACCCTGACCGCCTGTTCACGCTCGGGCAGATCTGCGACGCCCTGAAGGTGACGCCCGCCGAGCCTGACGCGCTCACAGCGTCGCCGATCAAGGTGCGCGACCCTGGCGGCGATGACGTGCTCGCCTGGCTGTCTGAGCAAGGTTTAGTGCTGCGCAAGGCGAACCCCGACGGCTGGGTTGGGGTTGTCTGCCCTAACCACGCCGCGCACACGGACGGAAGCCCAGAGGGCCGCTATCTGCCCGCCTCGCGCGCGTACTGCTGCCTGCACTCGCACTGTATTGATTTCGATACGCGGACCTTTTTGGCGTGGGTGGCAGAGAACGGCGGTCCCGAACACGAACCGGGCATACGCGATGACTTGATCGCGTCGGCGATGACTTCCGCCCTGTCGAAAATCGCGCCCTCGGACTTTTTCAGCGATGACGCGGACGCCGTGATCGAGGCGGTGAACCAGCGCGAGCTGGGGCGGGTGGAGAAAAATGGCTGGTTCGAGCGCTTCGCGTACGTGCAGAACGATGATTCCTACTTCGACCTCACCGACCGCCGGGAGGTGTCGCGCGCGACCTTTAACGCGCTGTACCGCCACATATCGTGCCGGTCGATCCACACGGGTCGACGCATCGAGGCGGCGGTTTGCTTCGACGAGCTGCGCCAGAGCATGGGCGCGCGGTCGATTGTCGGCGTCACTTACGCCGCCGGCGAGTCTGTGCTCGTCGCGCGCGATGGTGACGTGTACGGGAACCGCTGGCGTGACGCGCGCCCTGCGCCTGGCACGGGTGACGTCACGCCCTGGCTCGACCATTGCCGCACGCTGCTACCGGACGATGACGAGCGCGAGCACATATGGGACGTCATGGCGTACAAAACGCAGCACGCTGACGTGAAGATAAACCACGCCGTGCTGCACGGCGGCGATCAGGGTTGCGGCAAGGATACGTTGTGGGCGCCGTTCCTCTGGGCGGTCTGCGGTCCCGGTTTGAAAAACCGAGGGTTGATGGATAACGACACGCTCAATTCTCAGTGGGGGTACCAGCTCGAGAGCGAAGTGCTGATCATTAACGAATTGCGTGAGCCCGAGGCGCGGGAACGCCGGGCGCTCGCAAACCGACTGAAGCCGCTGATCGCCGCGCCGCCCGAGCTGCTGGTCGTCAACCGTAAGGGCCTCTCGCCTTACGATATGGTCAATCGGATGTTCGTTCTCGCGTTCACGAACGATCCCGTGCCGATCACGATAGACTCGCAGGATCGGCGCTGGTTCTGTGTCTGGTCGTCCGCGCCTCGGATGCGCGCGGACGATGCGCGGGCGCTCTGGGATTGGTACAAGTCGGGCGGGTTCGAGGCGGTGGCGGGGTGGCTACACCGCCGGGACGTGTCGAAGTTCAATCCGGCGGGGGCGCCGCGCTGGACCGAATTCAAGGCGTCGCTGATCGAGCAAGGTATGTCGGTCGCGGAGTCGTATCTGGTCGACATGCTGCGCGGTCGAAATTCTT